CGGCCACGTTGGTGGTGCTGGAGATTGTGATGCGCTGGTAGCGGTTGTCGACGTTGCCCTTCTCGCCAGTGGCCGCCACGCTGGTGGAGACCGGTGTGTAGTAGTTGCCAGCGGCGTCCAGGGTGGACATGGTGAGGCCAGCGCCACCGGCAGCAGCGGCCAGGCGGATCGCATAGTCCATCTTGTAGGTCTCAAAGCCAGAAACACGCCCAACATAGCCGTTCTCAAAAGCCTTGTCAGACTTGCTGTTCCCGAAAGAACGCGATGCCGCAGACAGGTTGTTGGCCATGCCGTTGTAGTCGCGGCTGGACAGTGCCTGGAAGCGGTCAGACATCATCACGCCCTGCTCGTTCATGATCGCATCGACCTGGGCGATGTCATCGTAGCCAGCAGCAGCAGTGGTGCGCTTGACGACCAGAGTGCCCTGCAGAGCAGCGACGCTCATGATGGCGCGGTTGATGTCGCTGGACAGGCGCTGCATGGCGGCCTGTCCAAGACGGCCTTCCTGCAGAGCGTCGCGCAGTTCCTTGGCGTCCAGCGTCAGCGGGACGTGCTTGGAATAGCCGAGTGTTGCGGGCACGGAAAGCTGGTTGCCGTCCTGGAAGTTGGCTGTTGCATCCATGCCATCGTAGGAGTTCACGATGTAGGGCTGCGGGCGCCAAATGGTGTCACCGGCACGCTCCATGGTGGTGCCGTCGGTCTGGTAACGCGAAACGTGCTTCGAGAGGACAATGGCGTCCTCGAAACCTTCCATCACCTGGTCAAAGGCGACGATCTCTTCCTTGCTGAATTCATTAGCCATAGTGGCCTCCTAAAAATGTTTGAGAAATGACTGCTGTCCATTTACTCATCCATAGGTCGGATGGCCACCATGATTAACTGCCGGTTAAGTCGGCGAGGCTGATGCGGAATTCCACCGCAGCATTTGCACACTATCGCAATAGTGTATCAGCGTCAAGCCTTTTGACGCTGCTGACGTGACCACTGGCGGTATTTCGTCATGTCGCCGGTCTTCTGGGCGTCTTCCAGCAGGCGGTTTCCTTCGCTGGTCAGTGCATTGGATGCGGGTTTGCCGCTTGGTGCAGATACGCGCTTTTCAGGCGCAGGCGCTGCGCTTCGTTTCGTGACTTTCAATTTGTCCTCCAGTTTTGCAATGGCGAAAGCGAATTTCACCGGGTCGGTAATGGCTTTGAGTTCCGCCAGTTTGGCGCTGTTCTTGCCCAGGGCCAGCACCACAAGTGCGGGGTTTTCTGCCCCCTGGATGATGATTCCTAGCTGGGTGACGCTGAACGATTCCTGCAGCGCTGCCTCGGCATCTTCAATGTCACCTGCGCCCAGATCGTCCTTGGCCTTGGCGTAGCTGTCCAGCTTGGACTGCCATGCAGCAGTAGCGGCTTTCTGCTCGTTCTCAGCGCGGGCGGCGGCTTCGTCTGCCTTGCGCTTGCGCTCGTACCATGCCGACATGTCTGCCTCATACTTTTCGGCGTCGTAGTCGTGATCTTCCATCGTCGGTTTTTTGCCGACAACCACGGATTCTTGTGCTGGAGCGGCCTTGGCAGTCAGCTGCTCTTCAAGTTCACGGATGCGGCGCTGGCTTTCGCGATTTTTCTTGCGCAGGTCGCGCACCCAATCCGGGGCGCGATCTTCTTCATCTGGCGGGGCCTCGTCGCCGATGGTGACGATGATCTCTCCGTTCTGATCTTCCGCAGGGTCTTGATCAGGATTTTCCGGGTCTTCTCCAGGGTCGCCAGCCCCGCCGTGGTATTGATCTTCTGCCACTTCCGTGTCAGTCCCCCCGGTATCGCTGCCATGCTCCCCGGCCTGGTTCATCAGTCGTCGGAACAGCGCTTGTTTTCTCAGGTTCATTTCAGTCCTCTTTCTCGCCCGTGGTGCGGTGGGCGGTTCCCGCTTACTGCTGCGGCGGTACAACTACCGCGGTCACATCCGGCATTTCAGGCTGTTTCGGCGCGAAGCGATCAATCACCTCCAGCGCCTGGGCCTGTTCGTTCGAGTCGATATCGCTGATGGTCTTTGCCGTGTTGGCGCGCTTGTTCTCAGCGTTGGCGATTGTGTAGACGGTATCTGCGCGGGCCTTCGCTGCTTTCGCCTGGGCCTCTTCTGCTGCGGCCTGCAAGTACACGGCATTCGGGTCAGGCTGCTGGCCCTGCGCGGCCTCTGCCATGGCCTTGGCCTCTTCTTCAGACGGCTTCACGGCACCCATCTTCACCAGCTTCTGGCGCCAGTAATCGCGGTACTCTGCGATGCCTTCGCCTTCCATGTTGTACATGATCATGGCCTGCAGCACCTGCTGCGATTCAGGGTCTGTCGTGACGCTCATCATGTTTATGAGGTCGTGAATCATCGACTGTCGGCGCGTGCTTGACGATGGCCCGACCTCGATGCTCACATCAAAATCAGCGCGAGACAGGTCATTCTCGTACTCAACTTCACCACCAGCAGCGATCACAGGTCGGTTGATCTCAATGCTTCCGATCTCGCCCTGCGCTCCGATGGTCTTGAGCTTTCGGCCGTCCTCGACATAGATTTCCTTTGCCATGCCAAGCCAGATTTCAGCGGCGCGCTTTTCGGCCTTTGCCGAGTTGCTGATGTAGATGTAGCTCTGCATGTCCATGCGCTGCTGCATCAAGTCCACGGCCTTGCCGCTGACGTTGCTGACAATCTTGTCGGCCTGCTGCTGGTTCCCCATCAGATCCTGCATGTCCAGCTGTGTGATCTGCATGATGGCTGCGAGAGCTGGCGGCACCTGCGGCGGCTTGGTGTAGCCGATTGGCCCCTGGTACACCTTGTTCCCGGTCTGATCGGTGACGGCATCCAGCAGCAGATACGGGTATTTCTGGATGTTGTCCTGCTCCCACATCATGCGGATTGCGGGGTTTGCCACCTGCTCTGCGCCGAGGATGGGCTTTTCAACTGGCGACAGCGCGGCGATGTGGCCGAGTGCCGACATCTGCATGTTCTTGAGCCGGGTAACATCCTTCATGGTGCGGGTGTAGCCGGAGCAGCGCTCGATGCCGTCAACCACGTAGCGCTTGCCGTACTGGATCACGATGGGGATGTTCGGCCCAGCGATGTATCCGCAGTCTTCCAGGATGCCGCCGCCGCTGGCGATGTACTTGCGCACCCGGCGCCGCTTGGTCTGCTTTTCCTTGACCAGCTTGGAGCCCGTTGCATCCAGCGTCTCCTGCAGCATTTCATCGCGCTCGAAGTCTTCGGAGGTGTAGCGCTCTTCCTCGCCTGTAATGTTCTGGTACACCTTGACAGTGTGCTTCTGGGTCTCGACGCGATAGTACTCAGCAACCCACACCACATCGGGCGAAGCCCAGTCGAACTCAGACCTGGAGATGTCTTTCGGCCAGCTTGCCGGGTCGTCGCCATACTCTTCCTTGTACTGCGCAATTGGGATTGGCGTCAACACCCAGCAGTGCTTGGCATCGCTCTTGTCCTGGCGCTTGGCCCCGAGGTCGAAGAACACGCATGAGTCGGCATCGTTGATCGGCTCGAACCGGATGCGCTGCTTGTCATCATCGTCGTCGAACTCGTTTTCGTAGGCTGTGCACAGCCGATAAGCCCCAATGCCACCGCGCACAGCCTCATCGAAAGCGTTGTCCTTGGCCTCATCGGCCCCGGAATCCGTGCAGTCGGCCCGATAGATCGAGTCGCAGGTGTCGGCCATGTCCTCCGATGCCTCGCCGTCTTTGCTCACGAAGTCTGCGGCGATGCGGTTGTTGCGGTACTCGCTCTGGATGCGCAACACGCCCAGGTCGATCTTGTTGACCTCGAACTTCGGGCGGTCGCTGAACAGAGCCTCCTCCGGCCCCTCCCACATGGCCCCGGCGATGATGGAGAACCGGCGATCTTCCAGGCACTGGATGCGCTCATCCCGGCATGCAGACTGCACCGCATCGAATTCCGTGAGCATTTCAGCGTGGATGCTGGCGAGTTTTTCGGTTTTGGTCTGTCGTGCCATTGTTGATCCTGTGGTTTGTGCGATTGTCCTATTTGCTGTGATCGTGTCAATCAGCGGCGGAATGGGCTGGCGGATGGGAGCGGTATGGCGGTTTCTTTCTTTGCCCCGATGCTTCCAATAGGCACGGCAAACCGGCGCATCATGTAGGCGTAGCGCACCGCGTCCAGAATGTCGTCTCTGGTCTTCACGATGCGCCCGTTCTCGTCCCGGTGGTATTGAAGGAACTCGTCAAAGAAGTCTCTCAGGCCAGCAAATACCTTGAATTTCCCCTTGATCATCAAGTCGCGCATCTCAAACAGGCCAGCCTCGACGCCGTTGGAGCCGTCCGGCCAGGTCGCGTGATTCGGCAGCAGTTTGAACCCGGCCTCCACGTAATAGGCCTTTTGCTGCTTGCCGCTTCCCTTCTCAGTCTGCAGGCCATCCAGTGGCCACGCCGTCGGCACATTCGCCGCCCAGGTCTTTGTCGCGCCCCATGCGTCGCTCGGGCTTAGCTTGTCCTTCTTCCATGCCTTCGTGAGGTAGAACGCCTCGTTGTCCATGTCAATCGCAAGCTGCACCTGGGCCTGCGGGTGGTCAAAACCGAAGTCCATGCCGTCGATCACATGGAAGTGATTCGGGATTGCAAACGGCTGGCAGGTGACTTCCTCCTCGGCAATGTCGTAAATCCGGCCATGGCCCAGCATCGGCACGCCCTTGGTGCGCATCTCGCGCTGGTGCGCCGGGAAGCTTGCCAGCAGATCGGCCTTCACCTGGTCATTCAGGTGAGGCGCGTCATCCCAGCCTTTTTGCATGGAGAACTGCGCCCGGCTTGGCGAGTCCATGAACTGGATCACCAGATCGGTGCGGCCATTTTCTGGCGTGAACGTCAGGATGCCGCGCCCGCCCCGGCCCTTGTCGCCAGATGCCGTACGCACCAGAACCTGCGGGAAGATGCTGGAGTCGCGCGGCTCTTCGTCAATGTGGAACCAGTCCACAGCGTCGCCCATCAGCGCGTGCTGCCCCTGGCTGTAGCTCCAAAACTGAATGCGCGCCACGTCTCCGCTCACATGCCTGACAAGCAGCGTTCGAACGGCATTCGGCGTGCCGGTCATCGACTCATACCCTAGGATGCGGTCTGCCGGGATGATTCCGCCCTCGAACTTGTCGCCAATCTTTCGACCGACAAGCGGGGTTTGCAGCAGGTCGCGGGTCTTCTCTCCAGAGTACCCAAGGCACCATATCAGCGGCGCATGGTCGAATCGGTGACCTGTCCAGTCATCAGGGTATTCGCCCATCGCGTGGATGGCGTCCATGTATGTGCCGAGGTACGTTTTCCCAATGCGATTTGCTGCGATCAGGCAGCACTGCGAGTGCGTGGCCGTATGGTGGATGAACTCTGTCTGCCAGTCGTACAGGCCGCCGAAGATGGTCGCGAACAGGCGGGAACGATCCCGCGCAGCCTGCTCTTCCAGCAGCATGGCCAGCTCTTCCAGCTCACTCCGGCTTGCCATTCAGCTTCCCATGCAGCGCGTTGATGCGCTCCAGCAATTGGTCATCAGTCATGGTCTTGATCGGCGGCAGATCGTCTGCGCCCCCTAGCGCCAGTTTTTCCCCGTAGCGCTTCGGGTCCCACTTGGCAAGCAGCTTGAGCCTGGTTTCGATCTGCAGCTTTCGGTGCCCAAGCATGTCGCCGCGCTTTTCTTCCACGCGCCCGTCGTCCTTTGTCGTCGACTCCACTCCTTCAAGCGGAGTATTTGCAATCGCCAGGCATTCAGCCGCCAGCGCGTCATAGCCCTCTTCTCGCGCGCAGGCGAAGTCGGCGGCAAACTCCTTGTGGCTTTCCTTCCAAAGGCTCACCGTCCTGACAGCAGGCATCCCCTCATCCCTGCAAATCTGCGCCAGCGGCTCACCCTTCGAAAGCCTATCGCAAATCTTTTGCCCAATGGCTACCGTGTAAAGCGAGGGCCTGCCGTGCGGCTTCTTCGGCTTCACTGTCTTCACTGGCTTCTTTGCGGTCTTTTTTGCTGTTGCCATGTTTGAGATTAGGTTGATGGCGGCCCGGAACCCCGAACCCTACGCATTGTGGTTGCGGTTGCCCGCGTGGCGCGCTTGACCATCGAGATTGATTTTAACTGCATCCTCGCATGCACACAATATGCACATCATTGCGTCAATGGTGGCTAAAAAGGACAGGG